GGTTCTTCTGCAACTTCATTCTTATGCTTACGTACTTCATGAACAAACAGACCAGTACGGAAGTATTTTAAAATTGTACGTTGTGACATATCCTTTACAGGAGCTTCATCACCTTTGTTTAAATCACGACCATCAAAACGAGTATTCTTAGAAAGGAACAATGGCTTTGAAGGATCATAGAGACGTTCTGTAACTAATCCCATTTATATTCTCCTTATACCCAAAAAGGGGCCGAAGCCCCTAGATAGTAATTCTTAGATAGCGTCTTGGAAGAACGTACCTAGAACTGGTGCAACGATTTGGAAGTCAAAATTGGTCTTGATTTCGTAGCGGGTAGTTCCTTCAATAACAGGATCAAGATCAAATACACGAATGGTTTGACCAGTAGTCATAAACTGACCTAAACGCGCCCACTCGAAACGACAAGCCGCTGTAACAGAACGAAGACCAGCATTCCCGTTCAAGTACATCAGAAGCATATGATCACCACCGATGAACTGATTCTCGCCAGTTACTTCATCAGCCATGACAGCTTCTAGTACAACGATACGCTGAAGACCGAACAAGGCTGCTACAGTTTGCTCAGAAGCCATTGCAGGGCCGGTAGTTTGACCACGATTAATACGGTCGATAATGTCAGGGTGCTCTTCAAGCGTGTCCATAACTTTACGAGTTAGTACTAATACGTTCGGACGAATACCACCTGCAAGAATCTGTTGTTGAGTAATTGCAGATTTAACAACACCGATAGGATCAGAAGCAGCATCACTAAACTTGGTAAAGTCAGTACCGCCAACCTTATCAGTTGCCCATTGACCAGCTACGAACATCTTGTCGAACCACTGGCGTTCTTGGTGCATAAGACTTTGAGTAGTTAGATACTCAGTAGCCATTTGACCAAGCTGCAAGTCAGAAGCTGCGTTAGCTTTAGTCTCAGCATCATAGTCTACGTGCAAGCCGTAAGTCTTGGTATGGTAAGTACCTTCGCTGAAGTCGATATCACCAGCAGCAGTGGGAGTACCACTCGCCAGGGGCTTCATCTTCAACTTACGAAGAGAATCAGCATTGTAGATACGGAAGATATCGGTTTGACGCTGGACAGGAACACTCGGAAGGATGTTAGCTGCTTTAAATACTTCATTGGACTGTGCAAGCTCCAGAGAGAAGTTAGTCAAATAACGATCAGGGCCACGTACAGTAGCTGGATTAATTTGCGGCATTATTAGTTATACTCCAAATAAGTTTGTAGAATTATACTTTCAGGTCACGACCGTCAAACAACTGAACACGCACTTCACCATCAGCGCCCGAAACAGTGTCAACGACTACGCCGAGAATACTGTCAGCAGGTGTTGCAGGGGTGGTAGTAGTGTCTTCAGCTTTAGCTAGAACAGCATCACCATTAGCGTCGTTAGTTACTTCATCGCCGATTGCAGGGGCATAAGCAGCAGCTTTGGTTACATAAGCCATACCACCTGCGCGACGAACCGGAGGAACAAAGCCGACAGTTACACCGCGACGAAGTACACCGAAAGATTTACTACCAGCTACTGTGTTAACAGAAACATCACCAGCCCCACTAACTACTACGAACTTACCTTGAGCATTTTCGAGAGCGTTGTCAGCAGCGTGGTTGAAATTACCGAAATCGTGTACCGGATCAATATCAAGAGCCATGTTTTGAATTTCCTTTAATGAGTGTTTTGAACGATGTATTAAGCTTGAGTAACAATCTGCTCATAAGCTTTCATTTCAGCTTGACGCTGGGTAAGACTTGGATCAGCTTCTTTAAGGCTCTTAGCAACTGCAATCACCTGGGAATCAACATCGGAAGGCTGTTCTTTAGTAGCGGACTTACCAACTTCTTCCAGCAGGTCATCTTTAGCAGCTACATCTTTAAGAGCTTTCAAGACTTGAAGTAGCGGAGCAGCATCTTCGATACCTTCGACAGCACGTAGAGCTTTGGCAATCGCTTCTTTATCAGCATCTTCACCAAGAAACTGAGCATACTCAGAAGCTTTAGTAAGGTATTCTTGAGCAGTGCGTGTTTCGTGAGCAGCTTTAAGAATCTGTAGTTCTTTATTAGTTGCTTCAGCTTTAGCTTCGTAAGCTTTCTCAATCTCTGCTACTTGTTCTTTAGCAAGATCACCAGCAGCTTTACTAATCATTTCTTGAATTTCTTCTTGAGTCATTTGGACTTCCTCATTAGTTGGTTTACCATCTTCGGCTTTAGTTACAACATTCTCACCTTCGAGAGTAGTTTTTACACTACCGTCAACCGAAGATGTAGAATCCTTTACGAGATACTTGTCTTTGTAAGAAGCAAATTTCTCAACGAACTGATTAATCTTATCTGAATCAACTGACTTATTAACTTGAACAGAATCAATCTTTTCTTGAACGTACTCAACAATGTCATTTGCAGAGGTTTCAAAACCACCTACTAAGTCTTCTGCTGAATAACCTAGAAGACCTGCAACAATCTCTGCATCATCCCACCACATATCTAAATGTCGTGTTAGGAACTCCATGATTGTCATTTTAACTGTTACGTCTTTGGAGAGAGCTTTGGTAATCTCTTCTTCAGAGGCGGGGGTAGGACTACCTTTAGTAGACTTAGTAACAAGAGTAGTAACACCATTAGCAGGCCCGCCTTGTTCAGCACTGACAAGAGCTACTGCGGAGCCTTCATCTTCAAAATTGAACTTACTTAAACGCTTTTTAGCTTTACTCATTCGTCCTCCAGTTGTTCTACAAGGGCGCGGCATTGAATCGAGAGGCCATTAAGTTTACCCTCTTTTACAGACTTCCAGAGGACTTCACCATTCTCTGTTTCTGGGAAGTAAGTCCAAGCAAGCCAAGTACCTTTCTTAATTGTCTGACCAGTATCTAAAGTGAAATCAACAGGACTAATAAAAGATTGGGCAAACTTCATATCTTCAATTTCAACTCGGTGCATGAGATTTGCTTTCATACAGTGCTGATTAAAATTGTTACAAGCTTTCCAGACTTCTTCTTCAGAGTAGATATCGTTGTGAAGATCGACTGTATCAGGAGCAAGAACTACAAAGAGTGCCATACGCTGTTCTTCGTCAAGTGCCTTGGTGACTTCTACAGTTTGTTCGTCTTCTTTCTTAGAGCCTTTAAAGTATTTTTCTATAACACTTATAATCTCGTCTTTCAAATCCATTTAATTGGGCCTCTTTATAATACGTATTGAAGAACGGCACGGATGGGGGACATCTAAGTTAGGAGGGCTTGAATAACCATTTGGAAATACACCACCAATCTCTGCAATCATCTTGTGAGACGATAAGCAGCCTTGGGAAGTATCACCATCGATCCTAGAAACCCACTCCTTAACGTACTTACCGATATCGACTTGACCAGACTCTACTAGGTAATTGAAAGCTACTTCCTTAGAACCCTCTACAACCTGCGTACCTATTAAGGCGCTAGTAAGCCGTATACGGTGTTCTATAAGCTGGTCAATACGTTTCTGTACACGATCCTTGATAACCTTCTTAGATAACCCTTCAGCCTTTAAAGCGTCTTCCATAGCCAGGACAGTCTTGAGGTATCTTGGCGTGAGTCCATAGTAAAGCTTTAAACGTCTTGCTAGTTCCTTGTCATCCCAACCACGCTCATCAGCAACTCTTAGAAGTTCTTCAAACATTGCTTGGTTAGTTTGAAGAAGGAGTTCAAAGTTATTATTGAAGGCTCTGAGTACGTTATCCATTACACGTTGATCTGAGTAATCGAAGTGAAGGTCTTTCAAGTTCAACTCTGAAGATGTTCTAGAAAGACCTATTTGGATAGCGTTGTTGGAAGATTCTTGAAGCTTGGGGAGGATTGCTGACGATTCAGATTTAAAACGATCTTGGACAAGTGGGAAGTCGTTAAAGGAGAACTGTGAAATGGTTATTGACGAGGCTGCTGTTAAGAAGGCTAGGGCCAAAAGTAACAGGAGTTCCTCGTCAATCTCATTCTCAATCTCCTGTTCTTCTGAATAAGGAGAGTTTTCAGCCATACGCAATCTCTCCTGTTAAGTGGTTTTCAGAGTAGGGTGTGAATTTGTTACCCTTAGTCATATTCTCCCGCGCCGAAATGATCTGTAAATTGTCAGCAGTATGTAGACCACACACAAGTTCGTTTTTCAATGGGATGATGTGATCTACGTGCATCGTCACTTCTAGTTCGTCATCAACGACAGCACACTCTCTAAGCTTTTTCTCTACTAGAACTGCCTCACGGTACACTGCGTCAACACCTAGCGATGTAGGGAGGATTGTTGCGTACCTCTCTAATTGGA